ATGTGCAACCTCTACAGCTCGACCACCGCCAGCGAGGCGATGCGGCAGATGTTCGCCGTGCGCCCGGAACTCGATCAGCTCGGCAATGCCGAACCTCTGCCGGCGATCTGGCCAAAGTATCCGGGCCATGTTGTCCGCCTGACTGAGGACGGCGAGCGCGAGCTGACGACGCTGTCATGGGGCTTTCGGACCACGAACAAGAGCAAGAAGACCGGCAAGATCCTGCAGCCGGCGGCCTGGAACAACGCCCGAGACGACAAGGTGGCATCGTCGGGCCTGTGGAAGCACAGCTTTCAGCACCGGCGCTGCCTGATCCCGGCCACATCGTTCTGCGAAGCGAAGGGCCGGTCACCTGCGACCTATTTCTGGTTCGCCCTAAAGGGCGATGAGGCCCGGCCGCCGTTCGCTTTCGCCGGCATGTGGCAGTTGTCCCGATTCGAAGCACCGGACGGACCGGACGAATGCGCGACCTACACGATGATCACCACGACGGCCAACGACCTGGTGCGGCCGATCCACCCGACCCGCATGCCGGTGATCCTGCGCCCCGACGACTACGACCGCTGGCTGGACGGTTCGCCCGGCGACGCGCTGGATCTGCTGCGCCCTTATCCGGCCGACGAGATGCGGATCGTGCAGCGGGGTGAGGATGCGAAGTCAGATCCGTCGTGAATCAACTGAGAATTTCGGAGAAGAGGAAATACATGATGTTCGTGAGATTAGGCGAATGGATCAGTTACGCGCTCCTGGTGCTTGGCATCCTCAGACTTGGACTCGGCATCTTCCTTGCCACAACGGCCGCTGACAGTAGCGCGGCGGCGCGTAGCTACCTCGCCACCCAGAACCCAGGCGAGGCAATAGACAAGGGGGCGCTGATGATCTTCATTGCTGTGGTACTAGGTGTTCTGGTCGAGATCGCGAAGGCGGTTCGAGCGCAGTCGGCGCTGAACAAATGAGCGACGGTCGGTTCCTGTTGAGAAACGATGGTTGTGCAACGACGTTGGGCAGATGCGCAGATCAAGCAGCAGCGGCAAGTGTGAAATATGGGGCCGCACACGATCTGGTAGTGATCAAAAAGTGAACGCCTAGACTTTGATTGGAAACTCAGCTAAGGAAAAACCGTGCAGGTGGTGAAGACCTGCACGGTTAAAGCAACCCGCCGTTGGCTGGCGGTGATTTTACGAATTCGTATGGCCCTTTTAGCGCTATGTGAATCGCCAAGTCAAGTCAGTCAACGGCTCCTATCAAGAAGGAGCCAAACATGGCTTTGAATATCACCTGGCGCGGTACGAGCGGGCAATCGTATACCTTCGAAACCCACCCCATCGGGACGCAGTTCAACCCAGTATCAGGGGTCTACATCTTCTGTAGGCAAGTTGCTTCGGGGAACTGGGAAGCTCTCTACGTTGGTGAAACCCATTCCCTCGAACAAAGACTGAATACTGGGATAGGATCTCACGATGGCTATGCGCGGGCCCGTCATCTTGGCATGACCCATATCGCTGCGCTTATCGTAACTGGCCACGCCGAGCGCTTGCGCATTGAAACTGATCTTCGGCACGGGCTGAATCCTTCTGCAAATGCCCAGAATGCACTGGGAGGGTTTCGCTAATGGCCCAGCTCCATGCCGCTCTCGTTAGAGAGCAAAATGTCACTTTCGCGGTGGCGATTATGAAGGACCATGTTCTTAACAGCCCTTCTACTGCTGATCAGCAGATACGAGCCGTAGCCGTGGCACTTGGGTGCCCTCTGGTGGTCTTGATGGGCGAGAGAAATCGCAAACTGCGAGGCAATCGGAAAGATGTTGTGGACTTTGTATCTCGCATCGATCCCGCTCGACTCCCGTGGAAAAAGTACAATGTTTGATGATGGTTTGATTCAATAGATCGAGCGCGTCCAGTAGGATCTCTCTGCACTGGGCGCGTTCAGCTTCATCCAAGGGAACTTGAACAAGGTCGTCGACCCCGGTCCATAGAACGAGACCCTCGGAGTTCTCTATTTTCAGTTCCATTCCATCGGCCCTTTTTTATCAACCTACAACAAACGCCACTTACCCTTACGATTGATGAACACGCCTTGCGCTAGAACGGTCGTTCGAGCAACGACATCCCTGAAACGCACAATCGAACGGTTGCACCAACAGACATACCTCGCAAGAATCGCAGGAACCACCCTGCCACGGTGATCGGAACGATTATGATTAGCAGACCATCTGGCAACGCTACAACCTGCTCACGCCGGATCGCTATCCGGCTCCTCCGCGATGGTCTCGAAGCTCTCCCCGGAACCAATCATGCAGGTCAGCCCATTCGGCAGGGTCTTGATGATCGTCCACGTTCCGGTCTCGCGCGAGGCAAACAGTTCCATCAGAGACCCGGAACCGTCCAGGCCGATGCTTTGCCGGGTCTCGCCGTAGTTCCGAGCCAGGTTCATCAACATGCGCTCACGGATCTCGCAGGACGTGCTCTGCGCAGCCGCAGGCATGGCCGTTGACGCTGCCAAGGTGGCGGCGGACAGCAATACCAACCTGCGCCGGCTCATGATCCACACGCCGCGTAGGCGCCATTGTTCGTGGCGATGATTTCGGCCGCATCACGATCGGTCGCCACCAGTTCCCGCGCCGCGGACTCTGTCAACTGCACCGGCAGATACACCTCGCAGAAATCGCCGGGGCGGCTACAGCCTGCGATCGCGACCAGTGAGGCGGCGCACAAGATCTTCGTCGTTTTCATCAGAGATCTCCCTTCTGATCTGCTCACGATTTCGGATCGCCCTGCCCGTCCGTCTGGCCCGCTTTCGTGCCTCGCGGCCGCTGCGCCAGACCGACCCGGCAATGAACGCCACCAGCGCCGTGACGACGATAGCGGCGATGGTGGTGGTCAGGCCGGTCATCCGATCACCTGCATGTTCTGCCAGGCGATGAACGTGGTTGCGGCCGTGATAGCCCAGATCCATTGCGGGGTGCGGCTGTTCAGGATCAGACAGGCGGCGCCACCCGCGACAGCGAGCTTCAGCAGGATCCACAGATCGCCCAGGCTCATTGCCCAGTCGAGGATCGGGTTCGCCTCGCGCGTTCCGGCATGTTTCAGCGCCTCGATCGTGGTCAGCACGTCCGCGAGCTGCGCCAGGGCGAAGGCGATGACGGCAACCAGCAGCCCCCGGTTCATCGCCGTGCCCTCGGGTCCACGGTGTAGGGCCGGGACGCGCCGCCCCTCTGCTGCATCACCAGTGCCGTGCAGGCGGCGGCAACCAGCGGCGCGGCCTCGACCGCCACATGCGCCCATTCGTCGCCGGCCAGCGCGCTGACAACCGTGCGCAGCGCGGTCGGATCGATGGTGGACAGCGACGACAGGATCGCGATCAGGCCGGCCCAGAAGGACCGGGTCCAGGCAAAGAAAATCGGTGCGTTCATAGTGCAGTCTCCCAAAGAAAAAGACCCCGGAGGGGCCTCGGTTTCCGCATTGGTGCCGCCGTCCGCCGGATCCGGCGTCAGGCCACCAGCGGGCAGGTCGGATTGCCCAAAGGGCACGGGCAGTTTTCCTCCCCGCCCTCGATCAGGCGCAGCCCGGCCTCAAATTCGCGGGCGTATCCGGCGATTTGCTCGGCCTTGTCGGTGCCGTTCACGATCCGCCGGGCGTTCACATAGTCGGTGCCGGCGCTGTTGATGTAGTCGGCGAGGTTCTTGCCGGTGAAGGTGCCGCGGATCATGCCCTCCCAGATGATCAGGGCCGAGTATTCCGGTTCGGTGGCCAGATCGGGTTTGTTCACCAGGTCGATCTCGCGGCCGTGTTCCAGCGACAGCAGGACCGACATGCGGGCGTAGTTGGCCAGCCAGGTCAGCTGCACCATGCCGCGCCCGTAATAGGCGACCGGCACGCCCCGGATCAGCCAGATCGGTCGGCCATAATCGTGCTCCGATCCCTCGCCGATCTCGTGGTCGTATTTGAACCGCGCCGTTTCGTGGTAGGCGGTCGCCATGGCATAGGCGGTGTCCTCGATGCCGCGCTCGCGGCGCAGGGCCTCGTCCAGCAGCCGGTCCAGAGGTTTGCGCTGCCAGTCCGGCAGGCTGCCGTAGAACAGCGCCCCGGCGACGTGATCATAGAACGGTTGTCGGCTCATTGCTCTTCCCTCTCCAACAGCCTGAATATCAGCGGGTCGGTGCGCTCGAACCGCACCGCGCCCGCGCAGCGGTATTGCAGCTCCATGTGCATCACGATCCTGCCCGGTTGCAGCGCGGCGGGCAGGTCAAATTCGATGATCATGCGCGACGTTTCGGTCGTCAGTTGGCGTTGCGGCGGCAGCATCGAGCCCGACAGCCGGGCGCCTGTTTCGTCCTCGAACACCGCGATACCCTGAATGTAGATGCAGGATGCGCCCGCCTCGGTCCGCCGCATGAAGAACACGCCGGTGGCCGTGTCGCCGACATAGACTGGTTCGCGGACGAAACTGCGGCCGGGCAGGATCTGCAGCACCCGATCTTCGCCCGCGATGCGCTGCACATCCGCGCGCAGCTGTTGCAGGCCGTCCTGAACCCGGGTCACGTTTTCGACCGTGGCCAGGTTGGCGAGGCCGAGCTCACGGCCGACCATCGCCCACAGGCGTGGCGAGAACCCCGACCACAACACGATGGCGATGGCCGACAGGATGGTGGACACGGCACCCCCGATCACCAGCCCGTCGCGGACCAGACCGGCCAGCCTGGTCATGGTCAATGGGGCGTCACCCATTGGATACGACCTCTCTCTGCATCTCATGTTTGCCTCGCGGGTTCATCGTTCCTGCCCCCCTCAACCCTATGGCCCCGTAGTCACCCCAGATCCTCGTGGATGTGGACTTTCAAATGTCTGTTGTTCGGGAATTTCTCGACCCCGCCATCAGAATAGGTGACCTTGATTTCGGCCAGGTAGAACCCGCGGGTGATGGTGTTTCCGGCGGTCCATTCGTAGCTGACGATACCGGCCGGCGCGTCCTCGATTACGCACGCCGCATCAACCGCAAGCACACCGTTTCGCGACATGAGCAGCTCGACTGTCGCGCCGGTCAGGTCGATGGGCTCGCCGCTGCCCGTCATCAGCCTTGCCATGAGTATGGGCCGCGTGCTGGCGCGCTTGAGCGTGAAATCAACCATACCTTACCTTCCGAAATCCGAATGTTTCGCGTTAGAACAGGATGACATCGTTCTGGTGCGGATAGAGCCACACCTGCTGCGTGGCACCGCCGATAAACTCTGCCCGCGCCGGGACCGGTGACGGGAGCGCCCCGCCGGATATGGCCGGCATTGCCGTAGCCGATCCGCCCGCCACGCGGTGAACCTGCGCAATCGCGCCGCCGCTGATGAACGGGATGGCGAGAATATCCGTGCCGCCGATCCGGTGAACCTGCCCCACGGCCCCGCCCGACACCGCTGGCCGGGCCGATACCGAACCACCCGCGACCGCGATGGTGGGGGTGAGACTGCCACCCGTAGTCACGGGCTGCGCGGAAACCGAACCGCCCGGAACGCGATGCGTCTGGCCTATCGCGCCGCCCGTGATGGCTGGCGATACGATGATTTCCCGACCGGCAACGCGGTGCGTCTGACCGACCGCCCCGCCGGATGTGGCTGGCTGCGCCGACACCTCGGCACCGGGAACGGCATTGGTTGGCGACAGCGCCCCGCCGGATATGGCTGGTGCGGCTGTGACAGCACCACCGGGAACCCTGTGCGTCTGACCAATCGCGCCGCCGGTCGCAACGGGCTGCGCGGATACCGACGCGCCGGGAACGGAGTTTGTCGCGGCCAGCGCCCCACCGGAGATAGCCGGGGCTGCGGATACCTCGCCACCAGCAACCCGATGGGTTTGGCCTATTGCCCCGCCAGAGGCAGTGGGTTGCGCCGTGACAGCGCCACCGTCAACGCGGTGCGTCTGCCCAACGTCCCCGCCAGAGACCACAGGCTGTGCGGCAGTAGCGCCACCGGCAACGCGGTGCGTCTGCCCTACACCGCCACCCGTGACTACCGGCTGCGCGGCAACAGCGGCCCCGCCGATGCTGTGAACCTGCCCGACTGCGCCGCCGGTCAGCGCCGGGCTGGCCGATGCCTCGCCCCCACCGACACGGTGCGTCTGCGCCAGTCCGCCGCCAGAGATAGCCGGGGCTGCCGAAACACCCGCGCCCGGAACACGGTGGGTCTGGCCTACGGCGCCACCGGAAATGGACGGTGCGGCAGAAACGGACGCGCCAGCCACGGTGTCGCCGCTGCTCGGAACCGATGCCCCCGGCGGCAACATGACCTCCGACAGCACAACGCCGCCGTTCTCAATCGTAAAGTCGTTGCCGTTGCCGCTGTTGTCTTTGCCCGCGTTGGTGTCGTCCTGCCCGCGCAGGGCATAGATCAGGTTTGCTTCCGGCCCAGCGTCGAAATTCTTGGCCTCGCCAATGCTGGTGTTGCAGCCAAGCTGGTTCAGGCTCCACAGCCCATCGACCAGCGCGAAGCCGTAGAGATAGGCCTCGAAACCATCGTCCGAAGGTCCGCCGGAACCGCCGGGATCGTCGCCCAGCACATAGTGGATTTCGTTGCTCTCGATGGACGACGCCACCGACGATGTGTCGCGGGTCGCGGAATCGGTCGAGTCGTCGCCCGTCCGGTAAATCTCGATGGCGGCATCCGTGGTGCCGTCGAAATTGAGCCCCATTTTGCAGGCAACAAAGCACCACTCATTGGCCGGGAGCGTGACCCCCGCGCCGTTGCTGCTGGACGAGTTGCCGTAGCGCACCCGCAGCTCGCTGCCGACAAGGAATATCTGGCAGTCGCCGTCCTGGTTGGCCCAGACTGTGCGCCACGAGTTGGACCCCGAATTGTAGATCGCGAAAAAGACGGTAAATTCCGCACCCGACCCCAGCCCCGGAACGGCAGACGCCGACCGCAGCCCGGTGTTGGCCGAGGCGGATGCGGAATAGAGACTGCGACCAGAAGCGGACATGTTACGCGCCTACAACCTCGAACTCGGCAATCAGCGCCGCCAGTTCCGTGCTGGCCCGCAGCGGCGCTGCCTTGGTTTCAGGGATCACGCTCGCGAACGTCAGATCCTTGGTCTGGACGCCGTCGAAATTGCGCACCACCAGCCCGATCACCTCCGGGCCGGTCAGGGTGGCAATCATCGCATCGAGCCGCGCGTTCCACGCCGCTGCCGCCGTTTCCAGCACGACCGCCTGCGCCTGGAACGCGGCGATCGTGGCGGGACCGTTGACGGACGCCATGTAGGCCTCGGCCGCCGGAACCGCCTTCGCCGCCTCGGTCAGCACCTGGTAGGTCTGATACTTGGACGACCGCAGCCCCTGCTGGATGGCGTGCAGGTCGCGGATGGACAGATCGCCCGTGCCATCGCGCACCCTGCGCAGCGCCTCCGCTGCAACGATCACGGCCCGCACACAGCGATCCATGACCCGCGGGAACTGGCTCAGGGTGGTCATGGCGACCCGGCGGGACCAAAGCCCAGCTCGACCACGCTCGACAGTGCCAGCGCGTTGCCGCTCGTCAGAACCTGTTGTTCCAGTTCCGCAATATCCGCGACAGCCAGCAGGCGGTTGTCGTTGGCATCGACCAGCGCCCAGAATTTCCCGGTGCCGTTCGCGGTCACGGAACCATCGGTGAACGTCGAGATGTCCACCTTCCGACCGCCACCGGTGCGAGGCGCCAGCGCGGTGAGCGCGGGTGCGGTCTTGTTGCCCAGCGTGTAGGTTGCCGTCGCCTCGGCAAATGTCGTCGGCTCAGGGTCGCAGATATGCAGGATGGGCGTGGTGGCATCCCGCAATGCCTGCAACCCATGATCATAAACGTCGTCGTGATAATAGGCCATGATTGGTCCTCATGTTGAGCGGGTCACGCCCGCAGGTGGTTGGATTTGGATTAGAGCGCGGCGATTACGGCGCGGAGCGCGGCAAGCGCGGTCAGCGTCTCACCGGGCCGGGATTGCATCACGCCGCATGGGTCGTGAAAAATGTGTCGATATCCGTGTCCGTCTTGCCCTCGGCATAGGCCAGGGCAATAACCAGCGGATCAGTTCGGCGGATCGTCTCCATCCGCAGCAACCTGACTTGCGCCGCGAATTGCTCGCTTGCCGGCATCGACGCGATCAGTGTCGTCGCGGCAGCGGGTAAGCCATTGCCTTCGGCCCATGCCAAGCCTTCCGCCGCAGTAATCCAGCCGTCAGCCACGAGACCCGTCAGCAACTGCTGCGGCGTCAGTATCATGTCGCTGCGGGCCGCATCCTGCGCGGTCAGCGTCGGCGCGATAACCTGCGCCCCCGGCGGCTCCGATGTCGCGTCTCCGGTCAGATCAAACTCTGCGTCGAGATACGGCCAGGGGGCATCCAGATACACACGCAGCGCGACCGCCTCGCCCAGATGAACTTCCTGCGCGGTGATCTCGACAGGCTCGGCATAGAGCCGGGAATCCGTTCGGGCCATGATGCCTGCCGGTGGCTGGCTTGCGAAACTCCACCCCTGCCCGGTCGCTGTGATTTCAGGCAAGGCCGGTCGGGCTGTTGCCACACCATCGGCGAAATAGGTTTCCTCGCCGTCATACTCGCCTACGACAGATACCTCGCCCGCCTGCGCCTGCGCCTCGACATCCCCGGCAAGCGCCATGCCGGTTCGCACGATGCGCCCGGTTGCGTCATAGACAGCAAAAGGCTCCATCTCCATCGCCCTCACCTCTTGAACTGGTGCGCGGACAGGAACATTTGCTTGACCCTGCCATCGGCCCCAAACGGGTTGCCCGAGCCATACAGCTTCTTCACCCGAACAATGTAATTCGTGCCGCCGGTTCCGGTGTTTGTATCCACCGTAGAAATCGCCACGCTGGTCTGCCTGCCGGTATGACCGATGGTGACGTGATACCCGCTGTCGATAACCGTGCTGTCACGCTGGAACCGGTATTCCAGAACAGTGTCCCCAAGCCCGGATGCCTGCGCCGTGAACTGCAACGCCGTGGCATATCCGGCCCTCGTCATATTGAGCAACAAACAAGTGGTCCACGCCGTGTGGCTGGTCACATCCACCGTGCTAGATGTCTTGGTATAGACCGGGACAGTGACCGCCTGCCCCGCAATATGCAGCGTATCGACGAGCGCGTTCTTGATCTGCGCGGTTTTCGTAATCAACTCGCCACTGTGCAGCTTTGCCGCATTCACGGCCCCATCAGCGATCCAGACGCCCTCGGTGACCCGACGCAGGCTCATGTCATCCAGATAAACTGTGCCAGCGTTATGGTCGCTCTGGATATGAACTGTCGCCGATACCGACCCCGCAGGGGCAACGTAGGTGTCCGCAAGGCGGGTCCACGTCCCTTTCACAAGTCCGTTCAAGGGGATGTTATGCACACCAGTCCACTGGTCCGCATCATCCTTCCAGATCAACCTGACCCGCGTATTGCTGGTCGCTCCCGAAAGGTTCTGGGTCAGCACCGCCCAAAAATCGAGATAGTATTTTTCTCCCCCCAGCGCGTCGATGGGCGGTATCAGGGTCGTCGTATCGTGACTGTTATACAGGGCCAGCGCAGCCCCTGGGCTGTGGGGGCTGCTGGTGCTGATCGCGGTACCCGCTCCCATGTTCCACGGATGGTTACCCCAGTTTCCGGTCGAGCCGGATAGGTAATTCTGGAAGTCCCCGACCGCCAGCTTCGCCCCGGTTCCCGCGCCAAAATCCAGTTGCTCTGTCTTGACCGCACCAGCGGCAATCGCCCCCGACAGGATGCTGTTGGCCTTTATGTCGCCGCCATCGACCTCGACCGTCCACGCGGCAAATATGCGCCGATACAGTTTGTTGTCGGTCGTCAGGAATACCACCCGGCCCGGATAGTTGCCGGTCGTCGGCAGGCTGTTCACTATCTCGACGCCGGTCAGCCCCTGCGCGAAACTGGTCTGGTCAACCAGGTTCTGCAGGTCTTCGTTCAGGATCGTGAAATCGGTGCCGGTCTTCAGCTTGATGTCCAGCGTGGTCACGTCCGTCCACGCCGTCCAGTCCCGCGCCCGGTTGCGCATCACCAGACGCCCCCGAACCTCGACATTCTCGTTCGGCAGGATGCCCGCCGTTATCACCCCCCACCCTTTGGTCAGGTCACTGAACATGCCCATCGAGACCAGCGTGGTGCGCCCATCCGGCCTGACTTCATATTCGATCCCGGTTGCATCGCCGGTCTTGCTGGCGGTCCAGCTGATCTTGATACCGGGGCGGCGGTTATCGCCGTTGGTGTCCTCGACCGCGACCGCCTCGACATTCCAGCCCGGAACCGTTCGTGTCGCCGGCGGGACATAGATAACGGACGGCGTTTCGACAGCCAGCTCATCGCCGGTCGTCCAATCGAAATCGGTGTCGTCGCGCTCCCGCATGGACAGGGTGCAGGTCAGTTGCAGCGGGTCGGAATGAGCCTCGCCAACCTCGAACGCCTTGCCCGTGTAACCGTTGCGCGGGCTGGTGAACGCAACCACGTCCAAAGGCTCCACGGCCAGCGCCGACGGGCCGAGCATCAGGCCATGACGCCGGAACCGGCGCTCGTCCTTGATCCATGCCCGCATCAGACGCTGAACCTGCGTCCGGCTTGCCACCGTGGGCAGATCAACCGCAGCCACCAGTTGCCGGTCGCCGTCCTCCTCCTCCCACGTCGAATTGTATCGCGGCGGCGCATCCCGTGTTTCCCACAGCGCCTGCGGGTCAGGGTGGCTGGCGTGGATCGCGTTATAGACCTCCTCGAGACCCGGATACGGGTTCAGCATCTCCGGTTGCTCGATCAGAACATCGTCATCGCTGAACGCAAAAACCGGCATCGCCGGGGGACCGACACGCACCTTGTAGACGCCGCCGATCTCGACAATATCCGCCGAACAGGATTTCAGCAGCTCCGCGATCACGTCAGCCGGGGTGTCGTCTGCGGTGTGGACCTCATAGCCCGCCCGATAGCGCAGCTCCGAGCCGCCCCCGTTCAGGTTCACGCTCTCGTCGCACTCGTTCATGGCCGCGAACCAGTTGGACAGCGGCAAATCCGCCGCCGCAACCTGCCCGCCCCAGGTCCGTCCACCCGGCAGGGCGATCCCGCGCAGAATGTTGTAGACCATCACGACGGGGTTCTCGGTGAACTCCCATGTTGACCTGTTGCTCCAGCGGTGCGACCCGCTGCCGCCTGCGGTGCTGTCCTTGCGCGGGTCATAGAGCGGGATGCCCTTGACCTCCAGCCGAACACCGGGAAGGCTGTTGAATATCTCCCTGTTGTATCTGAACGTGATGACCGCGTAGCAGATGCCCTCGCCGGTCATGTTCGCCGCCCAGGGGCGCTCCGGGTAGCTGGCATAGTTCGCCAGCAGGTAGGCATCCGCCGTGGTCTGCGATCCATCGTGCCACGTCAGATAGACGTGCGGATCGCCGTCAATCAGCCCCTCCAGGTCGTGGTCACCGCTGCTGGCCTGAAAGTCGGTGATGTAGTCCCCGGCCACGATCAGCCGTGAAAAATCGCACCCCGCCACGTCCGATACATCGACCACATAGGTCATGAACTCGTTTGGCGTGTCGCCCGTATTCGGGTGCGACATGGGCGGGCAAACCATGTTGCCGCTGGTCGCATATTTGCCGAGGATGAACGTCTCGGAATTGTCGCCGCCGGTCGTGGTGCTGTCCGTCTTGATCCCCGCCTGCCGGGGCGCGTCCGGCTTTCCCCGGATTGCCGATGCCAGCGCCGAGATCGCAAACCCCAGGACAACGCGGGTCGCAAACCCAAGGAAGGTGCCGGCCGCCAGCGCCCCGCCGATGGCCGACCCGATGGCCGAAAAGAACGCAACGACCGGTGCCGCGCTGGCCGCATCGGCAACCAGCAGGAACGCGATCAAGAACCCCAGGAACCTCATACGCGATAGGCCCTCGTCATCTGTTCGCGCGGGACGATGGCCATGCCGCCGACATGCAGGACATAGACCGCCTCGCCCTGCACGATGCCCAAAGCCGTCCCGGCCTCGGTTTCGACAGCAGCCACGTCACCAACCCGCGCGAACGATGGCTCTACCGGGTCCAGGTGCCGCGAGAATATCGCCTCGTGATCGTCGTAGCCCCGCTCTTGCGCCAGCGCCTCACCCGCCTTGATGCTGCGATATTTGCCACGCCAGCCTTTGCCGAAATCATGCCCGGTCATTTCCCTGACCGCACCCGCGACAAACAGGGCGCAGTCATGCTGGCCGGGCCGAAACGGAACCGACAGGTTCGACAGGACATAGGTTCTCAGCCGCTCCCGCCAATCGGGACGGCGCTCTGGCGCAATCGTCATTCATTTACCTGCTGTTGAACATCGGCGACTCTTCTTGCGTCACCTTCTTCGGCCCCTTCGGCTTCGGATCGGATGGCGAATCCATCCTCTGCTCGCCCCAGTAGACCGGCACCGATCCCGAAACGTCCCCGTAGCGCCGGAAGAAATCGCCGCCCCATTCCCTGAACGTCTGGTGCGATTTCCGCCCCGCCAGTTTGCGGGTCAGGATGCGCGTCTCGCTCACCATCCTGATCGTCGCCCATGCCGCGCTCGTCTCGGACCCATCCGGCCAGTCGATGCCCTCGACAAAGCCCCTGAAATCACGGATCGGGCTTCCTACCGCGGCGCGGGTTTCCGGGTTCAGGAATACCCGGTGAACCTCGACCGGCGCGAACCGGGTGTTATAGCCTTTCACCATGTCCTCGACGGCAGATGATGGCACCGCGACCGCCGCCTGTAGCGTCCGAACATCCAGTCCCGGTGATGCGATGATCGGCTCGGTCCCCTGGAACGCCCCGCGCCCGATATAGGTGCGCGGCGAACCGTCGATTGTCACCGTCCCGTCAATCGCGTCATTCCAGAACCCGATGGTTTCGGCCGCGTTGGTGTCATGGTCACGCGCCCAGAAATAGATGAGCTGCCGCACCACCACCTGCCCCGTTGCGAGGTAGTTGGTTATCGCCGTCGAGAAACTGCGCATATCATCTCAATGTCTGCTGGAACCGGAACGAGATGCCTTCGGTAATTCCGGGCCGGTGTTCCCCGAAATTGACCTCCCCCGGCACGACGACCGCTTCGCAATACGGTCTTTCCATCGTGCAATTCCCGGTCGGCGTTCCGCGCACGAAGGGCTGCACCCCAACCGCTCCGGACGATCCGCCGGATACCGTAGCATCGCTGGTGAACTGATAGAGGTTAACATGGGCAGGCGTGTCGTCATAAACCGCGATATAGTCCCCTGCCGCGATCTTGAACCCGTTCGGCAGACCGCCAACTGTCAACGAGCTGGCCGAATGGGCCGTGATGGTTTCGCTGCCCAGAACGGACGGTGTGGGGTCGTTCAGAGGGCGGCGGCAAAAGGGGTCATAGACATGGAACGCCCTGCCCGGAACCTGCAGGGCTGTCAGTATTGTGCGCAGCCTCTGCGCCTCGGCCCTATCCCTCGCAAGCAGGCTGATCGACCCGCTCCACAGCGATGCCCCAACTTCCGCCGTATTGATCTGCCCGCCGCGCGTCCGCGTCATGGAAACCGGCACCGGCAATTCAAACGTCATGCGCGTGACCTTCAGCGTGTCCATGAACGCCGAGCGCAAGATCGGGAACGAAAGAGCCATCAGGACACCTTGCGCGGATCGCGGCTTATACGCCGCACCGAATGCGGCAGGCGGTTGCGGTCATAGGACGCGATCCCCTGTTGCGTGACCCTCACGGCCACGTTCTGCGATGTGTTCTCGATCCGGGCGTTCAGGTCGTCCGACAGGGCCAGACTGACCATGACATGCCCGCCGCCCTGCGCCTGCACCCCCAGCTTGCCGTTGGCCGTGCGGGTCAGCGGCATGATTGCCTCAGGCCCCGCCTCGCCCATCAACCCGGTGCCGCCCCGCATCGGAAACAGCGTCGGGCTGTTCACGACCCCGCCACTGGCGAACGCGGTCACGCGACCGCCCTGGATCACGTTGCCGTTTGCGCTCGGAATGAGACTGCCGAACCAGTTGCCGACCGGCGCGAACGCGGCGTTCAGCGCCATTCGCGCCAGCGATTCCAGCAGGCTGGCCGCCGCATCGCGGGCGTTGTCGAAATTCACCACCATATCCGCCAGGGCATCGCTGATGGTCTTGCCCATCTGTTCGCCCAGCTTGCCGGTTTCATTGAGTTGGTCGCCCAGTTTCTGGACCGCCCGCATGTGGGTGTCCTCGGACAGATACCCGGCCTCGCGCAGCTGGTTCAGATTTTCCAGTTCAGCGGCATACTTCTCCGCTGCCGTGCGGGTCTGCTCATAAATCCGCTGCGCCTCGCGGGTTCGCGGGTCGATCTTCGAGCCTCCACCGCCACGGCGGCGGCCAGGCTTTCGGCCTGGGGGCGCTTTAGGCGTGGGAGAGGGAGGCAGAAGATTTATGTCACCCTGTTCATATAGCGGGGTGCCTGTGTTCTGGTTCGACAGGGCGGCAGCGGCTTCTCGCCCAGCCGCCATAGCTTCAGAAAATGCAGCGTATGCCGTCGCAGCCGTCTGGGCGATCCCGGCCAATACGCCGTCCAGTTGCGCCCCCTCTGCTGCCGCAGACGACAGGGCCGCAGATATACTCCGAACAGCCTCTGCTGCTTCATCCGGTCCTTTCGCCTGCTGCAACCGTTTCAGCGCATCGATGACGGCGTATGCCTGTGCCGATGTCAGCCCGAACTCGTCCTGCAAATGTCCGAGGCTCTGTGTAACAGCATCCTCCATTGTCGCGATTTCGGATGGCAGAAACTCCGCGAATCCGTCCGCGTTGGAATCTTGCGCCTGCATAAGTTCACGCCGCGCATCCGCGAAATTCTGCAGCGCTGTTTCTAACCCAGTTAGCTGTTCACCCGCCGCCAGGATGGACGCCTGGACCGCGTTCAACGCCTGCTGCTGATTCACCGCCACAAGCTCAAGGTAGAGCTGCCGCACCGCCGCGGCGTTTCGCCCGTATCGCTCCGTCAGGTCATCAATGCTCATCAAGCCAATACGCGATATGCTTTCGAGTTCGCCCATCGCCTTGTTCAGATCCGACATGGTTTCTTCGAGTGATGTCGCCTCGTCAGAAGCCGCCAGGAACGCCGCGGCGATAGGCAACCCCAACGCTGCGACCGTGCCGAGCAGCGGTGCCAGCAGGCCGATTGACCCGCCAAGTGCCCCGAACCCGCCCAGCAGTTGCGGCATCTGCTGGCCCATCGCCTTCATCGCGGACGTGCCGCCGCCGATCTGGACGGCCATGTCCCCGATCTGGTTCGCGGTGTTTTGCAGCACGAACCGACCGCGACCGGAAACATTGGCAAGGCGCTGCATCCCGGTCGCCGCCTGATTGGCGTTATCGGCGATTCTCTCACCGCCTCGCTGCCATGCCCGTTCCGACCCCTTCGCAGACCTTTCCGCCGCCCGAAGTCCGGCTTCCATCTGCCGTTCGAACTTGCGGAGGCTCGCCTCCATGCGGACGACGAGGGCATTTTCGACAGTGCTGGCCATTACTGCAGGGCCTCCGGTTCATATCGGTTCAGAATATCCATGAACTCGTCGTCAGTGATGTGTTCCGCCTGCCGCTTCGATCCCGCGTTGAAGCCGCGAACCATGTTCACGAAGTCGGGGTAGCGCATGTCCCGCAGTTCCTGCGGCGACAGATTGAACTCACGGCATATCTGGCTGACCTCGGAAAACCTGATCTTTTCAGGCTCGGCGGGTTCGTCACTCTCATTGCCCTCGACCCCGACCATGAGCGAGGCCAGTATCGCCCCCGCCAGGCTGGCGTTTTCGACATAGGGACGAGTATCGAAATGCGCCTCCAACAGGCGCTTTGCGTCGATTATGGATGCCCCGCCGCCGATCAGGGCCAGCCGGATCGTGTGGTAGATATCAGCCGCGCGATAGCTGCCCCCGGCAACACGCATGAAGATACGACCGATAGCCTCGCCGGTCGCTTCTTCAAGGTCCAGAACCAGACCAAAGTTGAGCCGGAAAAGACGCTCTTTCCCGGCCCATTCTTCGACGATTTCCGCCATTAGCTGGCGTCAGTCCATGTGCGCTGCCCGGACCCCGAAATGGTTGCGGTGAACGTGACTTTGCCGCCCGCTTCCTTGCCGAATTCCAGTTGCTGCAGATAGGCGGGCAAAATCCAGTGGCCGCCGTTGTTGGCGGCGCTCTCATCGAGAAAGATCTTGACGTTTTTCTCGGTCGCGCTGTCCGCCCACTCCCGCCATGTCGGCCACGCCTCGGTCGTGACCTTGCCGCTGATCGTCGCGCTGGTGTCCTGCGTTTCAAGATGTCGGACGATTGCCGCCGGAACATCCAGTGGGTTCGCGCAGTCCAGCGCCGCATCTTCGCCCAGGTTGTTGGTCAGGGTGACGCCGAAACTGCTGGCGCCGCAAGTGAAGGTAAAGTTCTCGGTCGGTGTTCCACCGTCCCCAAGTTGGATGACCAGCCGTGTGGTCTGATTGCCCGTCGCCATGCCTATGCTCCTTGTTCAGACGGTTTCTCGACCGCTTCGGCAACGCCTTGGGCGATCAGCTTTTCTGCGGCTTCACGCGGGATATTCACCGTGCTTTCTGCCGAGAAATGTTGTGAAATAGCCGACGACACACGATATGAAGTGTCAGCCAGTATTTTGATTTTCATGGAGTTCCCCAATGAAATTTGTGTTCCTTGCCGTTCCGGCCCTCATGGTAGCCGCCTGCGCCCCGCAGCCCCCGTCAACACCGGCAGAGTCGGAAGCCAGACGCGCCGCCGCATTCGAATACACCGCAAACAGGTGCGTTCAGCAGGCGGGCGGCTTCTCGGATTCCATAGCGATCCAAAAAGAGGCAACGGCGAGATACGCGAAAGCCAGGGCGCTGGGGGCAACCGAACAGCAAATCGCAGAACAAAGGCAAATCGTGAAAAATGCAGCAGCGGGCGCAGAATTTTGGGTCGGGAAGGATGATGCCTGCGAAGATCTTGTCGCCAACGTGGCAAGGGTTGCCTCCTAACCCTTCTTGATCGCCTGACTGATCGCCCGCGAAACCCGACCCTTCACGCGCTTCGACCGCGCCCGCCAGACCGGAAAGAAGAACGGGTGCGCGGGCATGTTGACCGTGCCGAACTCGTGGAACTTCGCGTAAAAGGCATTTCCCCCGCCCGCGTAGATCGTTATGCGCATGGTGCCGTATTCCCGCCCGCGCACCTTGCCGATTGTCATTGTCCCCGCTGGCGCGTCACCCCAGGTCCAGCCGATGGATTCAGCAACCTCGCCCGTTCGATAGGGTGCGCGAGACCACATTTCCTCGACGATATCGTTCGCCGCCTCCTCCATCGCGTAGCGCACGTTGATCCGGGCGTTCTTCGGGATCGCCTTCCAACGTCGGTTCAGCTTGTCCAGACCCTGAACCATCAGGCCTGCTCGACATCCGCCTGAACCGTAATGACACCATGCGCAGTCACGCCATCGGTATCCATGAACAGCCGCATCCCCTCGACACGGATCAGGACCAGCGCATTTACCGTCAGGGACAGGTCGGCGAGATGCAGGGCGTCCCGCACCGCGTCCATGATTTCCTTGCCGGGCCGCATTCGCCCCTGGTCCCGCGCCCACACGTCAAGCTGCACGGTTTCCGTGCGGGCGTTGACGCATTCCATATCCTCCGGGTCGCTGTCGCTCGGACCGAACGTGATGCACGGGAACGCGGATGTTTCGGGACGACCATCATAGATGCGATCGCCAATCAGAGCGGCAACACCAGCGTCCGCGACCAGCGTGTCATAGATCGCCTTCTGTAGCTCCGCCGACACGCTCATACTGCCACACCACGTTCCACGACCACATAGATGAACAATCGGTCGGAAATGTTGTCCACCTCGCGCACCTGGTATTCCTCACCGCGCCTCACGTCTCGCATGCGGCAACCCGTCGTCACCTGCCGCGCATCCGCGCACTGGCGGATCCTCACCTTGTAGATCGACCGACCCTGCAGCCGCGCGGCATCGACGGCCTCGGACCCGCGTGAATACAGGAACTCGGCGCGGCAGGCGTGGATTTCTCCCCAGCCGCTTTCGGAACCGCCATATCCGTCCGGATTTCGGGTCGGAAGATCGAAGGCCACCGCCTCGATCAGGCTAACTGATTTCATGCCAGCGTGACCCTATGTGCCGCGATCAGGCTGGCACATGACATTGGGACGCTCTCCATGGACGCCTCGGTGACCGCGGAACGTGTCCCGTACCAATGCGCGGCAAGTTGCATGATGGCCAGCTTCAAGGCCTGCGGCACCGCCGCTGCGGCGCCATAGCCGCAGGTCGCAACCACGCTGACGGGCAATGCTGTGTCATCGGCCAGCGCCGGGGCTGAGAACGCCGCCTTCCATAGAACCATGGCACCGCCATATCCGGGAACGAGCTCGTATTCATTGCCCGGCAGAACCTGCGTGTCTCCGCTCTCATCGACATAGCTGATCTCAACGGCGGTCGCATCGTGAAACGGGACCACCAACCCACGATCCCAAGCGGGAAAGTCCACGCGCCAGTCCTGAGAAACCAAGCACCGGCCCAGGATGCCCGTGTATCCATCCAGATACCCTGTCGCGGCCTCGATATAGGTCATGACCAGAAAGTCGTCATCCGAGAAGTCGAGCACACCTTGTGCCTTGCAGTCGCCAATCGAAACCGGGCTCTCCGCCGGCGGCGACACTCGTACGGCGCGCATTCCCTCAACCCGCCCTCTTGTTGCGGGGTGCTGCCCTGACCGCCTTGTTCTTCGGCTTCGGCTCCATCTTCATCAGCACGCCCCGTTCGACCAGGTGCCGGACCTCGGTCTCCGACGCGACGCGTTCGTCACCCTCGTCATACATCCGGTCACCGATATGACGGCGCATCACCTTGAACCTGATCATCATGATCTCCATTCGCACCGAGAGGGCGAACACTCGCCCTCTCGATTTTCTGCTCTCGATCAGACGACGAAGCCGAGATCGCCGTAGATGAACGCCTCGGGCCGATAGACCGCCAGCGCCAGCCGTTCTTCAGCCAGGATCGTCACGAGGTTCTTGGTGAAGTCGTCATTCTCATAACCGACCTCGACCCGCGACTGCCACCGGTCAAAGACCTGCGCACCCAGCTTGAACGCCCCGGTCAGGAACTTGTCCTGGGCAATCGCCTGGGTTTCCACCACCGGCAGCCCCCACAGCGTCGGTGACGCCATACCCTGCGGTTGCCCGATCAGGTAACGGGTGTCGCCGTCCTTGGTCAGTTCGACCCGCGCCCAGTCGATCGGGTTCATGACATGGCCGGTGGCCGGATACTCCGCCAGCGTTGCCTGCAGCATCGCCAGGCGCATCGTGTCGATCGCCGTCCCCGAAGTCGGGGTGAACGCCTCCGAATATGCCGTGGCGTTGGTGATCAGACCCGACAGGTTCTGTCCGGTGCCGTCACCATTCAGCAACTGCTGTTCCTCGGCATAGGCCAGCCCGTAGATCAGACGCTGATCGATCATGCTGCGCAGCTGCGAAACGTCATCGAGCGCCTGCCGCGACACCTTGGTCCAGTGTGCGATGACCTTCGCGGTAGTGGTCACCAGGTCCAGCTTGATGTCGGTTTCCGGTTTCTTGGCACCCTCGGCCACCGGTGCCGCGTTGTTGTTGAACCCGGTTTCCTTGACATACTCGAGCGTATTGCCGTCCATCCGGCCCTGCGTCAGCAGATCGCGCACCGTCATGCGGCGCTGTGGCATCGACTGAATGCCCGGCAGCCGCGTCGGAGCGACACCATCGCCCACCGCCCCGTCGGTGTCGGTCGTCACCGTGGTCAACGTCGCCTTGACCTGCATGTCCACCTTGCCCTTGGTGGGTTGCTCACCCAGCCAGGCCTTGACACTCTCGCTCTCGGTGAACTGCTCGCCCAGCGACTTCGCACCGCCGTCACCCGCACCGGGTTCACGCGACAGCCGCTGCTCGATGTTGGCCACCTGTTCGGTGAGCTCGTTCATCTTGATCAGCGCCTCGTCGGCCTTGCCCTTGAGATCGGCGGAAAGGGTCTCGTTCGAAGACGCCTTTCCCAGCGCCTCCTCGGCGATCTCTTTCACCTTGTCGATCGTTTCCTTGTGCGCAGCCTTGATTTCCTCGGCCAGCTGCTCGGCCGTTTTCGTCTCCGACATCGGAGCCTCCTGCGTTGATGATTGGTCCGGCCGTCAGGCCATCAGCGCCCGCATGAGTGCGTCACGCTTGTCCGCATCAGCAGGATCCCCCTGCCCTTTCAGGTGGAGACGCGCGGCACGCTCCGCCTGTGCATTCGAGAAGCCCAATCCCTTGAGCCAGGTCTCGAATTGCCGCTCTGTCAGCCGGTCCCCGGCCATGAGCATTTCCGAAAGTTCATGATGCGCGCGCGCCGCCTTGACGCTCGCGACCGTGGCATTCTGGTTGGCGCCGATCGACACGACAGAAACCTCGATCAGGTCCAGCTTCTCCAGCGTCCAGATCTCGTCTTCCGTGTCGACCGAATATTCCTTGATCCGGTAACCGATCGACAGCCCGTCAATGTCGCCCTCTTTCAGGAGCGCATAAGCCTCCTTGCCCCGCTGCACACCCATGTTCAGGCGCCCCCGCATCAGCAATCCGGTTTCATCCTCGACCGCCTCCAGCCACCGGCCGATCGGCTTGTCGCTGTCATGCTGCCAGAACATTTTTGGCATCGAGCCCCGCGCTTTGTGCGCCGCCAGGCTTTCGGTGAATGCCCCGGCCGCGATCACGTCGCCGTAGCTGTCCGGCTCCCCCCCGAATGTCGATCCATAGCCCTCGAAATCGCCTGTTTCCTCAAGCGCCTTGATCTTCAGAACCGGAGCGGCCCTCTTAACTTGCATTGTCATTGCCTGCCTCCGTGATTGGCTGGTTCTGCATCTGGATCCGTGGCACGTCGCCGCCAGCGACCGGCGGCAGGTTTTCACGCGCCCGCCCCTCGTTGATCGTCATCAAGCCCAGGCTGACCATCGTCTGGTAAAATGCCGCCCGACCGGCGCTGTCTCCGCGCAACAGCCCCTCGACATTGAACGAGATCGAAACACCCGCAGCCCGATCGGCCGGCTCCAGCAACTGTTGCTCCAGTGCCTGTTCGATCCGCCGTAGCCGGCGGCGCAGCGTGAACTTCTGGAACCCCAGTGTCTGCTGTTCCAGCCCGGTCCCCCAGCTGGTGCTGTTTTCGGTATGCCCCACCATGTGCGGCGGAACTCCGAACATCCGGCATATTTCCTCGACCGTGAACCGGCGGCTCTCCAGCATCTGCGCATCTTCCGGGTTCAGCGCGAACTGCTGCCACTTCGTGCCGCCCTCCAGGACCATCGGTCGCCCCGAGTTCATCGCCCCCGCGTATTTTTCGACCAATCGGGTCTCCGCGATCTCGCGCTGTTCCGGAGTCAGGTACGATTCGAAGATCATCGCGCCAGCCGGGCGCATGCCATTCCGGAACATCGATGCCGCGGCCCTGTCGACCGCCTGGGCCGATCCGAACACGTTGCGTCCGACCTGCAACGTCGACAAGCCGCCGAGTGGACACCCTCCGAACCCACGCACATGCAGGATCTCACGGTCCCGCTTCACCTTCTGTCGCCCGTTGTACGTCCAGCGATACTCGATTTCCCCCGTATCGAGACGCCGGGTCACCATCTGTTCGGGGCGAACGGGTGTCAGCGCCGAAACGCGGCCGGCCGATCCTCGATCGATCTCGGCGTAGAAGTTCCCCCAGAGCTCGACCGATGCCGCCATGAACTCCAGGAAATCGACCGCCGTCTGATCATAGTTCGGGCGATCATGCAGGACGCGGAACAACGGGTGTTCGCGATCTTCGTACCGGGCTCCATTCTTCTCGCGATAGACGGACAGCGGCAGTGACCCGATTGTGCCGGCCAGCAGGTTGGTGCAGCCCCAGACCGCCGACAGCGCCAGGGCCGAACTTTCGCTGACCATCTCGCCACTGTCCGTCGGGCCGCCCTGTTGCGCCCACCCCGTGGGTGCAACCAACGACAGCGGACGCAGGAGCGCCGATTTGATCCGTTGCAGGATTTTCACGCCATCGCCTCAAGGTGCTCGAAATAAGATGCGATCCCCCCACCCGGCGGCTCCGGGTTCATGTCCATCAGGATCGTCGCATTGAACAGCGCGATCAGCGGATCGATCTTCGAAACCCCTGCCCGCGCCTTGGTGATCAGCACGTTGTTGCCGCGCGCCTCGGCCTTCGCATTGCCCACGCACCACGTCATGATCGGCTGACCGCCATGACGCTGGGTGCCATCCATAAGACGCCGCTCGAGACCTTTGATTGCCCCGTTCAGCTTGTAGCCCTGCCCGACGCCGTAGATCTGCGTCAGGTCAAACCCCCGTGCCTGTAACTCATCGAGCAGCGCAGCCACGCCCCAGGGGTCCAGCCCGATCCCCTCAGTCTCCGGGAACAGGCCACAATCCCGGACCCGTTCGCAGATATCCGCCATGTCCCGAACATGCTGAACCGGATCGTCATCTATCACCAGATCGCCTGCGTTCTCGAGATCGAGCAGTTTCGGAGCGATTTCCTTGTGCCGCTCCAGAACACCCCGGGCACACCATGCGCGCACCCATGCAAGACGATGCTTGGTCTCCCTGCACCTGCCGAGGACAGCAAGGGATGCAAGGTCGTCGGCCCCCCCCATATCACCCCCCACAACGGCAACGTCGCACCTGTCCAGCAGTTCGTCGAGCTCAAGCGTCGGGTCGGCGCAGGATGGCCAGTAATCGGCCCCGATCCAGCGCGCAGAATGCAAGCCGATGCCGATTTCGACATTCAGGTGTTGTGACGCAAAGAGCGCCAGAGCCTCCTGGCCGTCTTGTTCGGCCGTCAGCATCTCGTCTCGCAGATAGTCGAGGCTGACCGAGACCTCGAGGTTCGGATTGACCAGCCCCCATGTGGCCTCGTCCCGCCACCGCTCCGAGGTCGCGATTTCTCGCGGGAACTCATAGAGGATCGGCAATACCGGCAACCGTATCGCACCGTCACGCACCTGCCGGGCCTTCATCAGCTCTTTCTTGAACTGGCCGACGGGTTCGACCTTCGACTGCGTCGTGATCTGCAGCAGAAAACCCTCCGGCCGAGATGCCAGCCCACCACGCAACTCAAGGAATATCTCCGGCGCCTTGGCCTTGGAGGCCAGCACATGCGTCTCGTCGATCAGGATGAACGTCGCTTTCGAACCGGTAACCACATCCCCGTCCGCCGACAGGATCATGATCGAGGCGCCCGTCACCCGATGCGTAATCTGCTTCATGTGCCCCTGGACGTGGAACAGATCCGACAGGGTCGGATCGTTGGCAATGATCCCGCGCGCCTGGTTGAACGCGATACCCGAAATCTTCTGCGTCGGTGCGATCAGGACCAGCTCGGCCATGGGGCGCTCGTTCAGGATCGCGGCAGTTACGATGATCCCGGCGGCGATTGCCGACTTTCCGTTCTTCTTCGGAACCAGCAAGAAGAACTCCCGGATCATCCGGCGCCGCGTGTCCGGATCGTAGCTGCCAAAGATCACGCGGACCAGGTCAATCACCCATGGTTCGCAGACCTCGCCATATGTCGGTGTTCCGATCAGGTCCGGCACCCGGAGACGCTTGAAGATGCTCACCGCCCGGTCTGCCGACTTGGCGATCAGCGGCAATTCCGGAATCAGTGATCGCCCGCTGGTAATACGATCCGCCCAATCCGGCACCGCGGTGTTCCAGGCATCATCGAGATGCCCGGCGGCTCCGTCAGGCATCGTAACCACCCGACAACAAAGAACCCCACTCGCCGTGTTCCGTTGCTTCCATGGCGGCCCGGCGCGCCTGCTCCTTCTTGCCCAGCTTCTCTGGCTGCGGCGCATCGGCCTCATCTCGCAGACTGGCCGACGCGGCCATCCGGTCGTTCCGCTCGATCATCTGCTGCAATTCCTTCAGGGCTGATACATTCCCGGCAGCCGCCAGTTCCATCAGCCTTTCGAACTGCCAGGCCACGAGCCTGTCCCGCTGGATTGCCCGGGTCTTCAGTACCGAAAAATAATACTTCTTCAGGGTCGGCACGCTGATGTGGCACCCGGCGGCAACCCGCTCAACCGACCACCCAAGAGCAAGCAACATCATGATTTTGTTTGCGTTTTTCTGGCTATACCGATGTGCAGGACGACCACGTCGCCCAGACGGCAACCGCACAGGGTCGCCAAACAGGTCCAGATCGTCTGAATTTTCGTCAGCCAAGAATAAAATCTCCGAATGATTGGGGGCGCCGGTCTCCAGCCGGGAGGGCCTGAAGTTTCGACCACCCCCCCTCGCGCTCATGTTTTCAGGGTCGTTTCGCCCGGTCGCGGCGTGTATCGCCGCCACCAGTCCGCTATGGCCTGCGACGTTACCGCCTGATCCCGATCCCCGTCGATCTTCGCGCGCCGTCGGCATTCCTCAGACGCCACCGCCAGCACCAGCATCTCGACCGGCTCCAGCTTCGCTTGCCACCAGTCCCGCTTGATCGAGCTCGGCTCCGATACGATCAGCCACGCAGCTGGCCAGCCTGGATCCCGCGACAACTGCCCGAGCAGATTGTTGCGGACACGCAGCGCCGGTCCTAACCACTTGTCCCGCGACCAACGCCGCAAGCCCTGCGCCGACAGACGCGCCGCTATCTCGTCTAGGTCGATGACCAGTTCACCCACACCGGCCCGCGCCCGCACCAACCCGGACTTGCCCGAGGCGGGTGGCCCGCACACGATCGTCAAGGGCACCAGCGACGGCCGCAACCACTCGGGATGTGTCGATGCCACCTTGCGGCCCGACTTCTCTTCCGCCTGCTTGATGCTGTCATGCCAGACCTTGCTGACCGCCTGCAGGTTCGCCCTGTCCCAGAACAGTTCCGGATTGCCCCGGTGAGGCAGGATGTGATCGACCACCGGGCTGTTCGGCGCCGGGTGTTTCCCTGACAGCATCACCCGCGTCTGCTGGCAGGTCCACAGATCGCGATCGAGGATCTCGCGACGCAAGGCCTTCCATTGCTTCGTGCGATACCATGCGCGCCAGGGGTTTGCCCTCTCACGCTGTCGGTCATAGACCCGGCGTCCCTCGGCACCACCCATGTTCCCTCTCGCCCGACCCGGCGCAAGGCGCGGGCGGGCGATCTTCAGCCGCGCCATTCATTCTCCGGATGTCTGGTTGACCATGCGAAAACGTAAAACGCCCACCCGGGTTTTCCCCGGCGGGCGCATTTCTCGATGATGTCATATTCCTACGATCCGGCGGACCTAGCTGTCAACCCACATCTTGCGGGCGCGCCAGATCATACCCCTGCATCCTGTCCAGCGCCGCGCAGAGAGCCGCCCTCAGACCGTCCCGCGCCGCCCCCTTGTCGGCCCAGCCATGCTCGCGCAGAACGGCACCCAGCGGCATGTCCGCGACACAGACCAGGTCAACCAATCGACGGGCGTAGATCGCGCGCCGGGGCTGGCCACCCGGGCGAATCCGCCGAACCTCCTTGACCAGCCCGTCGCCTATCCGCCGCTGCAACACCCGCAGGCGGGCGAAATCCGCGAATATCGCCGCCTCGCGATCACCGCCGACCGCCGCGGCCCGCCGCAGGGTTTCCAATGAACTGCACCCGACACCGGCCGCCGCGCAGCGTTCGAACAATGCCGCGTATCCGCGACCCGCCTGGACCTGACCGAACGTGAATGGCGGCTCGAACGAACCACCCTTCTGCGCCCGGCGGGCTTGCAGGGTCATCACGTCGAACACATCTGCGCAACGCGCACCATCCCGGCCACGATAGCCCATGTGCTCCGATCGATGTCCACCCTCGCCATCCGGCACCATTTCACGGGGAACGAACCGGCGCATCGGCCCCCGAGCAGGCGCCGCCGGTATCGCGTCACCACATTCGCCCGGAACCGCCGACCGATCCCGGATCGCACCCAATGCAAACCCGACACGCTGTGCCTCGGTCATCGAAACCGACTTCCGGCTGATCGGATCAACCAGATCGCCGTTTCGACCCCGACCGGCGATCGCCGCCCGGATCGCGACCTTCAAATCGCGGCCTTTGAATTCACTGCCCATTTCTGCCCCCTGTGATCGGTCATCGCCCGATACCTGCCATCAATATTTTGCGGTGCTTTGGCGCAGCGCTCTAGATGTTGATTCCCTTTGGGAAGGTAGGGAGGGTAGCGGTTTTCAAATTCGCTACCTTCCCAAACTCGAACACTTCGCAACACCCTGTATTCATTTCGGTTTCTTTGCCTTGTGGGAAGGTAGGGAAGGTAGGGAGGGTGATTTCGGTATCTTTTGAGAAATCGTTGAGGTGCCGTAACGGCGACAGCCACAACTCGCGCGCGCGCATACGCGTAGGTCCGATTTACCCTCCCTACCTTCCCTACCTTCCCACGAACCCGCATAACCATCTGAAACCCCGTCATTTTCACCCCCGAACCCCCGAGCCGCTACCCTCCCACGATCACCGCCCACCTTCCCTACCTTCCCGCAAAATCTAATCGGGGTCCGGGGCAGCAGAGGCCGAAACCCCGCCAAGCGGCCGGCCCTGATGGTCCTTCGGCGCATCCTCGAACCGTCGTCGGAACGCATCGGTGAACCGCAGGCCCACATATTGCGTGATGCTGGACTTGCTCTTGGTGAACTGGCGCCCGGTCTCGGGATGGCGCCACTGCCGCGCCTTGGAGGCCAGTTGCTTGCTGACCGTGGTGGGCTTCCACGGTGACATGCCGCGCTCGATCAGGTGCAGATGGAAACCGTTGCCCAGATCCTTTGACGTGATGGTGTCGGCCGCGTCCCCGGTGATCACACAACAGGTGATCAGGAACTGGCCGATCGGGTCGCTCTCTTCGCGATAATCACGCGTGGCCTCTGTCACCGCCGACGGCGGTTGCAACCCGCCCTCGAGATAGTCGATCGCACCCTCGATGAGCCAGTTCAGGATCCCCGACCGCTCTTCCCAGAGCTTGTCGATCAGGTTCGGATCACGTTCGGATTCCGGGATCTGCACGTCGAAGGGCACCAGCATCACGCGGCGCCAGATACCGTCATCGGTGCCCCGGATCTCGGGCCGGTGGTTGCCGCTGATCGTCAGCTTGAAATGCGGGCGGACCTCGACGAAATCGGAATGCAGCGCGCGCACCATGATGGGCTCGCCGCCGGTGAGATCCTTGACCAGCCCCTCCTGCAGGCGCTGGCCTTCGTCAGGCTCGGCCGCCCGGACCATGCGCGCGCCCATCAGCGGGATCAGGTCGGGCGTGGCATCGCCGCCCCCGCGCCGGGCCGTCCCGGTCAGTGACTCGATCCGGGCGGTGGCGGCATAGTTTCCCATGATCCGCGCCATCAGGTCGACCAGGACCGACTTGCCGTTCGCCCCGCCCCCGTAGAAAAACGCGATGTTCTGTTTCTTCTGGCCCGTCATCGACAGACCCAACCACCGTTTGATGAACTCGCGTGTTTCCCGGTCCGGCTGGATCCGCTCGAGGAACGCATCGAACCGGGGATGCGGGGCACCGGGGTCATATGCCACGGGCATCATCTTGGTGATCCGCTGATCGCGATGATGGGGGACCAGCGTCATATCGGCCACCTTGCCGGCCCCGTCATCGGTCATGTCTTCGACCGAGAACCGCAGAACGCCGGATTCCACCGCCACCTCGAGCGGTTCGACATCGAGATCGTCGAACGCGACGGCCAGGTCGACCTCGGCCTCTTCATAGCCGCTCTTGATCCGGGCCGAGTTTCCGGTGGTGTTCGCAAAACTTCGATGCCGCGCCGCTGTCTTGCGCAGCGCATCCAGCTCGTTGGCCTGTTCCGCCGTCCGGTCCGATCTCGCGATCTCCGACAATTCGTTGCGCCGGGTCACCAGGTTGCTGCCCCGATGCGTGAGATAAGGGATTTCGCGCAGGATCAAGTCGCTCAGCCGCTGCGCCTGGCGGCGAACCCGCAGCCTGTCATCGTCCTTTTCCCAGACCTGTCCCGACCAGGTAAACCAGCCGACGCGCGGCACGAACATGCAGTCGCGACCGAAATGCAGCACGAACCGCCGCCCGTTGCCGAAATCGTTCAGCGGCAGCGCGGCCGCGCGCCCCAACAGTTCCCGCACATCCTCGTCGGCCGCGATCGGCGCCGATGCGTCCTGATCGTCAGCCGGCGCACCCGGATCTTCGTCGGGAACAGGCCCCAGGGCGCTGAATGGATCATCGCCGCCGCTCATGCTGCCCCCCTCCGGAACGCGCCATCAGGGTCCACGCGCAACATGAACCGTCGCTGGTCCGCCGGTGACATCGCACCCCACAGGGCAACGAGCAGCCGCTTGCGCGCAGCCTCGGCAAACTGCGTCCGCGTCGCGCGGCGCAGCCCGGCGGCAACGTAGGTCTCGATCTCGGCCGGCGTTGCCACATCGGCCCAGAACGCGGCCTCCTGGCGCAGCTGCTCCAACGGCGCCAGCACGGGCGGCCCGGCCTCGATCTCGGCCAGCCAGCCACAGAGCAGCTCGCAAACCGGCCCGACTTCGTCATCCCTGACGACTTTCAGCCCCGCGGCCAGATGCAAAAGCACATGATCGAGATGCGCGCGCGCCTCGACACTGGCCACATGATCGTCCAACGCCTGGCCCATCACAGCTTGACCCCCAGTTCCCACGCCCGGCGCTGCAGCGCCTCGAGCTCACCCTCATGCCACGCGCGGCCGTCATAGCGCCGCGCCCAGAGCCAGCCGCGCAACTCGTCTGCCGTCAGCCGTGCGATCATCGCCAGCTTGCGCTCACGCTCAGTGCCCTCTGCCATCCGCGCGACCAGCCGCCCGGCAATCCGTCCAACAGGCTCGAAACTCATGTCGCCCGCACCCGGTGCCAGCGTGACTGGACTGCCTGCAGCGTGACGCCCCAGGTCTCGGCCAGACGGGCCAATTCTGAATAGCGCCCGCCGCTGGCCATGATCAGCTCGTCGCGATCTTCGGTCCAGTCGCCATGCCGGGTCGGGGCCATCGGCGGCGCGGGCCGCTTGATCGTGGTGCGCCCCGCTTGATCCGCCGGCGCAGCGCAGCGCGGCGCATTCACCCGCGCCGCTGGACGGGGCCCGGGATACCCTTTCAGCTTTTCCCGCAACGCCAGCCTCGCCAGTTTGTAGCCAGACGCCCGCATCAGCCCGGGACGGGCGCGCAGCGCCTCGACATTGCTGCAGGTCTCGACCAGGCCGACATCCTCGACGAACCCGCGCAACCAGTCCGCATCCGGCAGGCGGCGAACTGCGCTCAGATCCGCCAGCTCGGCCAGCCACGGCGCCAGCACGTTCGACCGGTAGCAATCGACCTCATCCGCCGCCCGCGACGAGGTGATCGCCGCCAAGGCCGCCGTGATCAGACGGCGGCGGCCGGCCCGGACGTGATCGCGCACCGCGCCCAGAACGAAGACCTGCCGCGCCTTGCGGGTCGCGGCCGATACCGGATAGCGCATCAGCGTGCAGCCCGCCGCCGACACCGCCGCGTCGCCATCGATCGCCCAGGCCTCGCCCGAGGCAAGCCCGGCCTTGAACAGGTGAAATATGGTGATGTTCACGCGCTGCGAGTTGATCGCGGCAAAGGCCGCCGCCTGTTCGGCCGGCGAGGCGGGCGAGATCATCGCCGGCACCCGGTCATGCCCGGCCAGCGCGGCGGCATGAACCCGGTGCTGCCCGTCGATCACCGACCACCGCCCGTCCGGCAGTCCCGACACGATGACCGGCGTGAATTTCGACCAGCTGAAGGCAGCGGCGATCTCGCGGATCACCCGCCAGTTCGATTTGGCCAGCGCCCGCTGATAGGTGTCATCGACCACCAGCTCGACCACCGGCAACCAGTCCATGCGCGGCGCCGGCCCGGGATCGACCCGCTGCACCGGGTCCTGTTCGGAAATGTCGATGGCGCGAAGGGTCATGGCATGCGCTCCTCAGATGTCTCAACAGCCCGAACGGGTTCACGCCATTCGCCGCGGATCGCCGCGACATGGCGATTGACCGCCATCACAGACAGGTCGAGTGCCTCTGCGCATTCGCGTTGCGTGCCGCAGAGATGGGCCTGAAACCACGCCCGAACGCGCTGCCGATTCTGATGGCCCGTTGCTGCGCCGGGATTTCGGAACCCACCCATCCCTGTCGACCTCGACTCTCCCACGCTGTCCATCACCGCCTTACTCCCGTTCTGACAGCGACAGCGACATCTGGCGCCCTTTGGTTCCGCGCCGCTTTCGCTTGATCGGCGGAAGCATTGGCATCGTCTCGTCGATATCCTCGGACCCGCAAGCGATGTCGTTCTCATCGACCGGAACACCGGCTTGGTTGGCGCATCCGTAGTCATCGCAGAACGCCCGGACGCAGTAAGTACCTGTCACCAAACAGATCGTCGGACGGTCCTCGTAATCATCCATCACGCCCACACCCCTCGATCTCTTCCACCCGGTCCGCCAATGCGCGCAGCTGCGCGGCCATACCGGCATGAATGAACCCCGTGAACAGCGGTCGGCGGTGCCGGGCCTCATCGGCCTCGCCCGCAACCAGCGCGAACTGCGCCCCGGTTTCCGGCGCAACTGTCAGTTCGAACAGGACATGGCCGAACCAGTATGGCTCCCGGTGGTCAGACACGGCGCACCCCCAAAGACGGGGCGGCGGGGGAGGAGATCCCGCCGCCCCAGGTGGCCCCGGCCGGCAGCACCGCACAGGGAGAGCGGAGGCGGATGCCGGGGCGGGAGTAGTCCGGGTTCGCGCGCGCCGTCATGACATGACCCCGCACAGCAGCGCGTGAAGATCGGGCAAGCGGGTGCGGGGCGATGTGCAGCGCCCCGCACCATCGGCCGCGCCGGAAATCTCGGCCCGGCCGCCAGAGCCGCCCCTGCTCACCTTCGGGCGACCGCGCTCGCGCGCCTGAATGGCGTGGCCGACGATCTGGCCCACCACGCGTTTGGTTATCGACTGCACCGCCGAATGCGACCCGGCGCGCGTCAGGTAATCCGGGTGACACCGGAACGCATCGACCACGCCCCCCTCGACCAGCCGCCACAGCCGCCGGTGATCGCGATACTTCAGCACGGCCGGGTTGCGGCGGGACGGGCGACGCGGCAACGTCATGCCGCACCCTCACTGTTCATCCGATCCTCGATCCGCGCCCTGGCCTGCCTCAGGGCAAACATCGCCTCGTCGATTTCGCCGATGGCCTGCGCCAGATCGTCAGCGCAGCTCGATTGTTCCGCGTTCAGGATCGCCGATATCGCCTCGCCGCTTTCCTTGGCGATGCTGGACCCGTCTTGCAGCAGACTGCCCTCACCGGCGTTCGGCCGGGTCTCCAACCGCCGGGCCAGCATCCGCGTGATCGGATAGCGGCCTGCGGCGTCCTCCAGCGCGATCACATCGGCCACGGTCCAGTCCAGCTGCCCGGCCATCTTCTTGCTGACCGTTCCCTTGGACGCGCCCCCGCCCCAGCGGGCATTGAACGTCTCGGCGACGGCATCATAGCAACCCATCCAGTCGACCAGCGACCGCATGTTCGCTCGAACGATCTTGCGAAAATCAAGCATGGCAGGCCTCGAGATCAGGACCGGAAACCGTTTTTCCTGTGCGGGACCGGTCCAGACCGGCAGAGTGGCGGCATTCGGCGGACTCGCCTCTTGCGGGAATCGCCCCCATCAGGTCAGCTGCAGCGGGCTGAACAGACAAGAAAGGCAGATCATCATGAAGATAGTCGCTTGGCTGGCCGAACGAGCGCCGGACGATCATACGCCGGCGCCGCCAGTCCCTGTCACAACAGCCCGGCCGCCGCGCGCCCTGCCCTCGCCGGACACGCCCGACTCGGACGATCTTGAACACCCGAACGAACACGGCGTGATCGACCTCGAGCCGATCTACACTGTCATCGACTACACAGACGCCACCGGCACTCAGACACGCCGCCGCATCACGATGATCAGGGTTGGTCGCGGGCCGAAAGCACCGCTTCTCACCGCGACCTGCCACGAACGCCGCGCCTCGCGAACCTTCCGCTGCGATCGCATCGAGTGCTTCATCGATGAAGATGGGGTGGTCACACCGTGCCACGAGTTCTTCCGGCAGGTTCTGCTGGTCGACCTCGACGACCTGACCCCCGCCAAACCGCCGACGGCAGCCAGCACCGAGTCCACTGCGGATCGGCACCAGGTCACCGCGCGGGAAATCCGTGACCAGCTGCGCCCGGCGCTTTCGATCCTCGTGACCGCCGCCCGCTGTGACGAAGATTTCCACCCCGAAGAACTGGACGTGATCTGCCAATATGCAGAGACCGAACTCGTCCGCGGCGGGCGTGCGCCGATCTACCACGGAGACGTGACGATCGATACCCTCGACGAATTGCTGCAGCTTATCCGCAGAATGCGCCCTGCCCGATCTTCGCTGCCCGGCTACCTCGAACAAGTGCTCAAATTCGCTCCGGATCGCTACGCGCGGTTCGTAAGAGCCCTGAGCGCCGTGATTGCCGCCGACGGACGGCTTGCCGACGAGGAAGAAGACCTCATGGCGGACGTTCTGGACCTGAAGACCGCCATCGAAGCCGAACGCGACAATGGCTGGCGCCAGATCAATTACTGATGCCACACCACGGGAAACCGTACTTCCTGGGCTGGACCGGCGCTGACGCGCAGAATGGTGACATGTGGCACCCCGGCGCTCATGTATCAGTAAGCTCCGAGGAAACATCATGCGGCGGCCTCGCCTTTCGCCCCTGCGTCACCAGCGGAGGACGCGCAAAGAACTGCGCAAGCCGTTGTTACGTCTTCCCACGTTCTGAAATTCGGCACCGTCTGGCCAGATTTCCACCTTTGCCACGTCGATCGGGCGATACCCGCCTCGACGCAAAGAGCGGCCACATTCGTCCCGGCCTCTCTCAACTGCTCTTCGACTTGCTCGACTTGGTGACAGAACTTCATGGGATTTTCCCGCCAACGATAGCTTATCGAGTGTTAAAGCATGAATGCTCAATACAAAGCAAGAGCATTCATGCTCATACTACCGATTGCGCATTTATGCGAAGCTCCGCCCCATGACAGACAACGAGAAGCATTGGACGGTGGCGTATCTCTCGCACGTTCTGGAAGCGATGGACTGGAGCATGAACCGCCTGGCCACCGAAACCGGCCTCGCGGCATCCACGATCAATCGCCCCATGCGTGAAGACGACTGGAAGTTTGGGCTGTCGTCGAAAACCGTCCAGAAAATCCACGCCGCGACGGGAATTGACCCAGCAGACTTCATGCCAACAGGCTTTGATGAACCCACCGCCATGTGGCGCGCTGCAGACACATACTCCGGACGCACCCTAAGACGGCTCCTCGACGACAAAGAGAGCACTCCGGACCGCGACCGGGGCAACGAAATCAAGATCGCCATTGTGGGATCGCGGGCGCAGATCGTGGCGACGGTTGACAAGGCCGGGCTTGCCAAGCTGCGCGCGAAACTGGAGCTACTCGCAGACCTCCTGGAAGACTAGCTCAATCCTATCGAATCAACGGCGTAGGGATTGATCGCCCCATTCTGAGCATTGCTGCAAATTCTGCTTGACTATTATTGAGCATCTATGCTCATTATCCACTCCATCGAACAGATGGAGGCCGCGATGACACGCACCGACCCCGATACACGATCCGACCCCACACCCGTCAGCGACGACCTGCTGGCCCGGCTGGCCGGCGGAGGGGCGCATGTTGAACTGGCGGACGGCATGCCCGCATTGCTGCCGGCGATCTGCGCCGAGCTGCTGCAATGGCGGCAGACGGCGCGCAGCCGGCCCTCTGCCCTGTCGCTGGCGCTGCGGTCCGAGGCCATCGCCGCGCGGCTGGACCGCGCCCGCCGCACCATCCGCGCACCCGAGCCGGTTTCCGCCCACGATCTGGCCGAGGCCTGCGAGACCCTGCTGCGCCATTCGCCCCATGCCGACGAACGCACCGCCGCCGCCGATGTGCTGGCACAGATGAAGGTGGCAGCGTGATGGACCTGATGAAACTCATCCCGTTGCCCGACCGCTTCGAATATCCGGTCTTCAATTTTGGATCTGACCCGATCACGAACGACGCGGTCCCGGCATCCCACAAAGGTGCGCGGGGCTGGGGATACCGACGCCTCGCCCGGTTCAAGACGGTGAACGGCATTCGCTACCAGCTACATGCGACGCGTGGTTGGAAGAAGCTGGGGCGGATCACATGAACCGCCTCATCCATGACCGCCTGCCGGCCTTTCTGCGCAATCTCGACCGGCTCGACGCATCCGGCCAGCGCGATGCCGTCGTCAACGAGGTGCTGGAGACCTTTGGGTGGATGACCCCGCCTGCGGGCGACTGCACCCACCAATGGGAACTGGACCTGCACGGCATCGCCGCCAGCGGCGCGTCCGAGGAAGAGGCGATTGCCAACTGGAAACGGCTGGCCCGCCAGCACATGCGCGCGACCGACCACCGGCGCGACTGCCCCTACAATGGCCAGGGGGTCGCACCATGACCGGCACCCGCCTCACCGACAGGCCCGTCGCGCAGCAGGCGGGCATCCTGTGCAACGACCCGCAGTTCCAGACATTCGCCGCCAGGCGCAACGGGTATCCTGCTGGCGCGTTCAGCGCCAGCGCGGCAGCGGAATACCTGCGCAGCTGCTGCGGCATCGACAGCCGCCGCGAACTCGACACCACCGCCGCCGCGCGTGACCGGTTCGACCGGCTGCGTACCGAATTCGACGCGTGGGCCGGGCGCATCGCCCGGCAGCGCTGACAGCCGCCCGCGCCGCCAAAGCACGCTCACGGACCCCTGCCCGGCGCGGGCGGCACTGACGACGAAACGCGAGGACATCAGATGCTCCAACAGCATGTCGACCAACGCAAACACGCCTTCGAGACCCGGCTCGCCGCCAACAAGCTGCGGTTGCGCAACCCGGTGACCGGAGAATTCCTGCACCTGTCCGGCCAGGGCGTGACCCACGACATCAATTATTCATGGCTCGGCTTTGCCTATCAGGCCGAAAACCTGCGCATCCGCGCCGCTGCCCGGGGCGAGAGCTGGCCCTTCGATCTCGTGCATCGCCACCTGTTGACCGACGATGTGACGGCGATCGACCACCTGCAGAGCGCAACCGACGGAGCCCCCCGATGAGACCGAACACGGCGCCATGGTCCGACACCGAGATCCTGACCGCGCTCTATCTTCGTGATCACGAGGGTCTGTCCGCATCAAAGATCGGCGCGCGCCTCGGCAGGTCGAAATCCTCCGTCCTGGGCCGACTCTTCCGCGTCGACCGGGAAACCGATGCCAGCGATCCGGACAAGATCGGCAATGGCACGCTGCCGCCGCGCTGGTGGAAACACCTCGGCGCCATCGCAACTACGGCACAGCAGACCATGGTGGCTGAAAATGACTGATGCCCTGATCATCGACAGCTTTGCAGGTGGCGGCGGTGCGTCGACCGGGATCGAGATGGCGACGGGCCGCAGCCCGGACATCGCCATCAATCACTCGGCCCCGGCGCTGGCGCTGCACACGGCAAACCACCCCGATACGCTGCATCTGGACAGCAACATCTGGGATGTGGACCCGCTCAGCGTGACCGGTGGCAAACCTGTTGCCCTGCTGTGGGCTAGCCCGGACTGCAAGCACTTCTCCAAGGCCAAGGGCGGCGCGGTGCGGGACCGGAATATTCGCGATCTGGCATGGGTCGTCGTGAAATGGGCCGAGGACGTGAAACCCGACGTGATCTACATGGAAAATGTCGAGGAATTCGTGACCTGGGGTCCGATCTGCGAGGGTGGTAAGCCGATCAAGGAATTCTCTGGCATCACCTACGAGGCATGGCTGAAACGCCTGCGCCGCGCAGGCTATAAGGTCCAGTCGCGCGAGCTGCGCGCCTGCGACTATGGCGCCCCGACGATCCGCAAGCGCTGGTTCCTGATCGCCCGTCGCGACGGCCAGCCGATCACATGGCCAAAGCCGACGCATGGCGACCCGAAATCCAGGGCGGTGCAGAAGGGCAAACTGAAGCCATGGCGCACCGACGCCGAGTGCATCGACTGGTCGATCCCCTGCCCGTCGATCTTTGACACATCCGACGAGATCAAGGCCAAACACGGCCTGCGCGCGATCCGGCCGCTGGCAACGAACACGCTGGCCCGCGTGGCCCGTGGCATGAAACGCTATGTCATCGAGGCCGACCGCCCGTTCATAGTTTCGATTGGAGAAGAAGAAGCCAATGCCCGAGAAGATCGCACCACTGGACCCGATGAGAGCGAATCCGAACGAAATCAACGATGCCTACAAGGATCTCGTCTTGGACATGTTCGACACGTTGGAAGGCGGCGAGGAACGGAAGGTCCGGCGACAACTGAAGAACCGTCGGGACGCAATCGAGCACGCAGCCAAACGGCGTCTCTGATCGCCCCCAGCCTGACCCGCTTCAACGGCGGCGCGACCGGACAGGATGCCCGCGACCCTCTGGCCACGATAACCGCGAACAGCTGGATCAAGAAACCCGGCGGATGCGCACCGCTCGGCATCGTCGCACCCTACCTTGCCAGTATCGCCCACGGCGACAGCGGCGGTCGCCGCGAATACCCGCTGCCCGATCCGTTGGGCACGGTCACCGGGCGCGGCGTGCAGCACGCAGTCATTGCCCCGGTCCTGACCTATGCCCAGCACGGCGGCGCAACCCGCGCGGTCACCGCCCCGCATCACACCATCTGCGCCAACCAAAAAGACCAGAACAGCCTGATCGCCGCCACGATGGTGCAGACCGGCTATGGCGAGCGGCAGGGCCAGCAGCCCCGCGCGCTGGACGTGGCCGCACCTCTGGGCACCGTGGTTGCCGGCGGGGCCAAGCACGCACCCTGTGCCGCGTTTCTCGCCCAGCAGAACGGCGGGCCGCGCATGGCTGCGCATTCCGGTCACGACCCGCGCGACCCGCTCAGCACCGTTGCCGCCAGCGGCAGCCACCAGACACCCGTCGCCGCCTTCTTCGCAAAATACTATGGCACCGGCGACGGGGCCCGCCCCGACGAGCCGATGCACACGGTCACGGTCAAGGATAGGTTCGCACATACGCAGGCGGACCTATCCGCCCCGCCCTTCGGCCCGGAGCACGATGCCCGAGCGCGGCAGGTGGCCGAATTCCTGCGCGCCCATGGGGCATGGGACGGAGGCGACTACGTGACGCTCACCATCGGGGGCCAGACCTTCGTGGTGGTCGATATCGGACTGCGGATGCTGACACCGCGCGAGCTGTTCACCGCGCAGGGGTTTCCGCCCGACTACGTGATCGAAGGCGTCTGGACCGAGAGGGACGGCGATTGGTCGTTCCAGCCCTTCACGAAAAACGTGCAGGTCAGCTGCTGCGGCAACTCGGTTTGCCCACCGATCGCCGCCGCCCTCGTCGCCGCGAACCTGCCGATGGCACTTCAACGTCGGGAGGTGGCGTGATGACCGACCCCAGAAAACCGATCATGCGCCATGACGCCGCCAGTCAGGAGGCGATCCGACAAATCGTCCTCGCACATCTGCACGCGGCAACAGAGAGCGGTGCGCGGTCCCTCGGCTGCACCGGCGCGTCGTTTGTAACCATGGGCATCGGCATCTGGTGCAGCGAGCTGGCCGACCTGGATGCCCGGGCGACAGCGCAGTTGCTGCGCGCGGTCGCGGACATCTACGACCCTGCATTGAATGACGCCGGAAAACTGCGGGCCGAGAAGAATCGCCGGTCAGCGGTCAATCGGCTGCTGGCTGCCGTCGATCTGGATATGGCCGCGCCGGGAGGGCGGGCATGATGTCGAACCGGCTTCATCAGCATCGAGTTGCGCGGGTGGTCCGCGCAATGGGCGGGCTGACTGTAGCTCCATTTGCCGGGAACTCTGCCCGGCCCGCCCACCCTGTTCCCTGGCGCCGGGAAGACTCCAACCAGGCGCCCAACTCCGGCGGGTGGGTTTTCACCAGTTCGATGTCACCAGTGCCGCCCGCCGCCATTTCGGAGGATGCCATGCGAGGAAAACCCAATATCTCCGCCATCTGGGCGGTGCTGATCGTCGCGGTCGCCCTGCTCTGGGCCTGCGCGGCCGTCCTGATCGTGCTCTGAAACGGGGTGCCCCATGAACGACGACGATATCAGTAAGATCGCGCGGCAGATTGAAATGATGCGAGACGACACAGCCGAGTTTGTCGAGGAATTTGCCATGCTCTCGGATGAACAGCTTCACGAGATGGCGGGCAAACAAGCAGATATCGCCGCCTTCGCCGAGTACAGGCGACACGCAGCAGAAACCGAGATGAGGCTCCGGGCAATTCGTGCAGCCCTCGCGGATCCGCTGATGTCGGAGGCCCCATGAAGCACACCGGTTCAGCAGAAGTCGGCATCAAGGATGTCGCGCTGTTCCTGGCGCATCAAGCCAACGAGCTGCTCGACAAGTCAGACCCCCGCAAACCCTTCGTCGCACTCATGACGGCTGCGGCAGTTGCCGGTCACATCATCCAGCGCGATCCGAAAGAGATGCACGAGGTCCTGGACAAGGTGATGGATCTCGCAGAGGCCGCGCTGCTCGAAGCAACGGAAACCAAGCAGTGAAGTTGCCTGAACCCACCTAACCCGGAGGCCCCATGGCCGTGCATCGCGACTTTCCCCCACGCCTGATGCCCGCCCCTGCGGCGGCGCATTACATCGGCGTGTCGGAAAGCACCCTGCGCACGCTGAACCTGCCCCGCCGCAAGCTGGGCGCCAAGCGGGTCTACGACCGCGCCGACCTTGACGCATATGCCGATGCCCTGCCTTATGATGGCGCCGTCGAGGAATTGCCGGAGTGGTAGATATGCGCCTGAAATATCCCGGCCTGATCCGGGACGTGATGCCGTCTGGCAACGTTCGCTATCTCGTGCGGGTCAAGGGGAATGCCAGCAAGCGTCTGACCCTGTCATGCACACCTGACGACCCCGATTTTCATGAAGCCTACCACGCCGCGCGACAGGGCGTATCGTTCACCCGGCCGCCGACGCCGCTGGAAGCAGCCAGGCGCGGCACAGTATCATGGCTGGCCTGGTCATACATCGCACATCTGGAATCGCTCGTCGAAGGCGGCGAGGCCTCGCCATTGACGGTCAAGCAGCGCAAATCGTTTGCGGCCGAGCTGGTCGCCCACAAGAGCAGCGCCGTCAATAGCCACGGCCGCAGCTACGCCGAACTTCCGATGAACATTCCGCAACCAGAGCTGGCCCGGTTTCTCGATACGTTTGCTGCAACCCCGGGCAAGGCACGGAACATGCTCAAATTCCTGCGGGCCATGTATCTATGGGCCAAGGGTCGCGGCCATGTGACCATAAACCCCGCCGCCGGGCTGTCCGTCGCCTATCGCAACATGGGCGGCGCGACGCCGTGGACGCTGGCCGACCTGGAGAAGTACCGCAACACCCATGCACGGGGAACGCAGGCCCATCTGACACTGACCCTGTTCATGTTCACAGCCTGCCGGATTGGCGACGCGTTCCAGCTCGGGAGAGGGCACGAGATCCGCCACGAGGGCGCACCATGGCTGTCATGGCAGCCGGCAAAACGAGGATCGCGCCCGGTCGAGATCCCGATACTGCCGCCGCTGCTGGCAGCCATCAGGTCCCAATCGGTCATCGGCCCAACCTATCTGCTGACCGCACACGGCCAGCCCTACAGAAGCGCCGAAGGTCTGCGGAACCGGTTCAAGAAATGGTGCATCGCAGCCGGACTACCCGATCGATCCAGCCATGGGATTCGCAAATCGGCGGGTCACCTGCTGAGCCTGCACGGCGCCACGCAGTACGAGATCATGGCGATCCACGGGCACGCCAACGCCAGCACATCAGAGATCTACACCCGGGGTGTCGAGCGGCAAAGATTGGCTGCGTCAGCCGCCTCGAAACTGGCCAATCTGGATTGGTAA